TGAAAAGAAAATCACGATACCTACTGCATGGGGATTACCAATTCCTAACGAGGAAGCTGCGTATAAGGGTTTAGCAAAATATGCGAAAAACCTTTTACCTATGAGTCAAGAAGAAGTAGATGATATGAATCTTGCATGGGCTTATACAAAGAAGCAGTTTGGTCTTTATATGGCGGAATCAAGGGTGCTGCCACAAAATGAGGCAATCTCTCATTTGGATTTATCCACTTCTAGCGGTGCCCCATTTAATGTGAGGTATCCAACAAAGCGAGAACTTTTCGAGAAGTATCCTGCTATAGTAGAGTGGTTAGAAGAAGATTGGAAACGTTTGGCGAATGATCCAGAATATACATTTATATGTACGAATTCTCTCAAGGAAGAGATGCGTCCAGAAGAAAAGATAGCTGATAACTCAATTAGAGTATTTACAGCAGTCGCTATGGACGGAACAGTGCATGGAACACGCTTATTTGTCGATATGAATGAAAAGATGTATGATTCTCATTTGAGAACAAGTTCCGCAGTAGGAATGAGTCCCCTTAAAGGAAATTGGGACCGTCTTTATCGAAAATTAAAACGTTTTAAGAAGGGGTACGCACTCGATGAGAGTCAATATGATTCGTCATTGCGAGCCTTCTTGATGTGGGGATGTGCAAATTTCAGATGGCAAATGTTACGTGAAGATGAGCGTACGCCTGAAAATTTGAATCGTGTCAAAACCTATTACCGAAATCTAATAAATTCGTTAATATTAACACCGGATGGTGTGTTAGTTTTTAAGAAAACAGGTAATCCTTCGGGATCTGTTAATACAATTGCAGATAATACCTTAATTTTATACACACTATTGGCCTATGCATGGATTCGTCTTTCGAAGAATGAAGATGGCATGCAAGGATATGATGCTTTTGAAGCTGAAACAGCTAAAGCCTTAGTAGGTGATGACAACACATGGACAGTATCGGATGATGCTCATGAGTTTTATAATGCAACATCAGTTATTGATGTTTGGAAAACTCTTGGGATAACAACTACGACTGATTCTATGGAACCGCGGCCAGCAGAAGAATTAGATTTTCTCTCGGCCAAGACTGTCTTTATAGATGGTGTTGCAGTGCCAGTTTATGAACGTGCGAAAATGATGGCAAGTTTGTTGTATGCGCCTCAAGCGCATATAACTCCAGCGACAACGTTAGAAAGAACAGCTGGAATGTTGTCCATAGGATGGACAGATATACCATTTCGCAAATTTTGTAGAGAAGTGATATCATGGTTAATAGAAAAGTATGATGAAGTACTGCATGATGATGAACGATGGAAATTGGCAAAGTGTCAAATTCAAGATGATTCAACCTACTACAAATTATTTACTGGTAAATCGATTTTGTTGAAAGCTCAGAGTTGTAACCCACCAAAATGTAAAATTAGAATTTGGAAGTGAGACAACCTGAACATTTATCTGAAAACGCAAGAAAGATTATTAAGTCAGATAAAAAGAATCGGATGAATTCCAATGGGAACAAGAAGATTCGCCCTCGAGCTAAAAATGGCAAGAAGGCACCGCGCAGACGAAATCGAAACCGCACGAAAAATGGC